GGCCTCATGAGCGGCGGGATGCGGATCTCCGAAACGATCACTGCTGCAAACCCGGTCGAAGAATACCGCCTTTCCCTCCGCAACGTGCCGGTCTTCGGGCTGCGCCGGGCCTACGTGAAGCTGAAGCGCGGCGAATACGAGAACATCAACAAGGCTTTCATTCCCCTGCCGGCCGAGCTTGCAGCCATGGCCAATGCCGAATGCCGTCTCATCCGCGAGGACCGGATTCGCAAGCAGGAGACGCTGAGGGCGATCGAGGACTCCGTCAGCCGAACGCTGCCCAGCTCACATGGCCTCATGGACCTACGCGTCACCCATCGTGAGCGCGCAATCGAGTTGGCGGAGAAGGGCTTCGTCAGGGTTGCCGAAGGTGTCGACCATCTGGAATTCGCCCAGCTCGCCAAATCGCGGGAATTGCCGGCGGGCTCCGTCCACCTATGGGCAATCGACGAGGTCTGGTCGCCGATCGCCGTCCGCGTCAACCGCAGCAGGATCCAGACCAAGCTGAACGTTAAGCCGCCGCCGGTGTCGCCGGAGCGCGCTGACGAGCTCGCCCGCATGCTGGCGCTCCCCGATGCCAGCCAGGTCACCTCCGAGCAGATGGCGTACCGCGGCAAGGTGAAGGCTGACATCGAGGCGGCCGAGCCTGTCGAAGAGGAGCGCGCGGCATGACCATCCAGCACCGAACCGTCGACATCGAAGCAGCGGCGAAGCTCTGGAGGGATGATCTGTCTGCCTCGCAGATTGCCAAGCGCTTTGGCGTGAGCCGGAACGTCATTGTCGGACTGGCCTTCCGCAACCGCAGTCTGTTCCCGTGGCGCGGTGATGCTGGGAAGAAGACACGCGCACCCGGCCAAGCGAAGACGGCGCGACCTCGCAAGCAGGCGCCGGAACTGAAGCGGGAACCGGAGATCCCAGCGACCGCCTATGACGCCGAGCGGCTTCAATCCGCAAAGCTCCTCCACCACCTGTCGGCCGGCGAATGCTGCTGGCCGCTTGGGAACGGCGGCCCGTACCTGTTCTGTGCGGCGGAAACGACGGGACGCTACTGCCGAAACCACCATGCTCGGTCATTGCCGAGGAAGTACGAGGGAAAAGCATGAACAGATCACGTTGGTACGCAATCAGGACGGCGCCAGGCTATCAGCGCATGGCGGCCGTTGATGAGCGGCTCCCAGAACGCCGGCGGATGGAATCCATCATCGAGCGAAACTGCCGCAAGGACGGCTTCGACATCTTCATGCCGTCGTTCTATACCGAATTGAGGCATCATCGGACCAAACAGGTCCTGCAGAAGCGCTTCCCGTTCCTGGTCGGTTATGCCTTCGTCAACCTGCCGAAGTTGAATTTCGAAGAGCTCCGCCGCGTCGACGGCGTCGTGTGCTTCCTCCGCGGCGCCAACTATGGTCCGCTCGAATTTCCCGACGTGACCATCGAGGCCCTGTACTTCGCCGAGCACGAGCGCCGGCAGGCCTTCCTCTACGAGCAGCACTGCCGGAAGGAGAGCGAGCGCCACGAGCAGATCCAGCACCTGCGCGGCCAACTCCGGAAGATCCTGCCGAAGGGCCGGAAAGCGCGCGTCTCGATGGTCGACCAGGCGGAGAGGGCTATAGATTCTCTGAGCCCGCAGATCAAAGAGCGGGTGCAGAAAATTATCAGTGAATTGAACGCGCTCACCGGTGACGTGGATGTTGAAAATCTCCGGCAAGCCGTATAGATTTCCTGCAGTGATTTGCGGTTGTTCAGTTGCGGACCTCAAAGAGGGAATACTCGCCGGACCGCTGCCGAAAGTTCACACTCGGCGCATAGGAGAAATGCGCCCTGAGCTAAGGGCTTCCCAAATGGACAGCAATTTCGCAGCACGTGAGCAAATCTACATCGCTCGGGTGCAAGAGCGAAAGCCTCAGAAGGACAAAATCCGCCTTCGAGAGTTCATCGATCGCGGGTCTGGACCAAACAGGGTGGCGGGTAAGCGCCGGCCGAATAAGGTCCGGTTCATCTGATAACTTGAATTGCCCGGTAGTGCTGCTGGAAAATGCAGATAGACCCCGACTGGGCAAGCGCGACCACCCGATGACCGCTGTCTATGCGGTGGGGTGGTCGCCTCAAGCTCGGCTCAAATCCACCAATCTCGCAACATGTCGATGATGAGAATGATCATCGCAGTCGGGATATTTAGCGAGAAGCTGCGGTACTGAATGCGGATATGCATAGGTTTCCTTTCGTTGTTCACGGGAAGCCCTGATTGGGTATTCCGTATAGGAAGCCTGTTCCGCAGATGGTTGTCGCCACCACTCGCGTCTGTCTTTTTCGTCGGCGTAGAGCAGCCCGGTAGCTCGCCAGCCTCATAAGCTGGAGGTCGCAAGTTCGAATCTTGCCGCCGCAACCAGATCCGCGCCCGGCGGTACCGGGCTCAACCAAGGAGAAGGCCGATGACGGCACGAGTACGCGCGAAATTCATGTGCAGCGGCAAGGAAGGAACGACCGTGTTCCTTCACACCGTCTATTCCGAAGATATCCAGTCTGAGGACGGGCGCTTTACGAAGGCAACCCCTTGGGGTGAGCTTCGGATGAACGTCGACAACCCAGACGCTGCCATCCAGTTCGAGCCGGGCAAGTCGTATTATCTCGACTTCACGCCGGCCGAGTGATCATACGCCCCGCCGCCGTAACAGGTAGCGGGGCTTTCGCTTTGAGGAGAGCCCCCATGCACTACCGCTTTGTGGAGGTGGAAGGCGAAGAAGACGACCTCGATCGTGTCGCCAACGAGTGGCGCGCCAAGGGCTACCAGCTATTCCAGGCCGTCTACAAGACCACCTACAGGTGGGTGCTGGTCTTCGAGCGCGAGCCCGATCAGGCTTAGCGATTGCGGGGCTGTCGCTTGGTCCGACGCCCGGCACTGTTCGAGTAGCTGCAATCCGGCGATCGGCGCATGTGCTTAAAGCGAGGGCCGGTGTAATCGCTATAGGGAAGCACGTATTTGCCGCACTCCGGGCACAGGTAGACCGACTTGCGTAAGTATAGGGCACTCTCGATCGAGCAGTCCTCAAGCTCTCCCAGCAGATTGCGGCGTTTCGCAATGATCAGCATCGTCATGGTCTGGTCCTCGTCCTCTGCGTGCAGGAAATAATAACCGGCATTGAGTCGCAACAGGGCACGGTTTTGCCACGTTAATTCACAGGAAATCCTTCATGTCCGGCAAGGAAGATAAGCCTCGCGCCGACTGGGAGGCGATCGAGCGCGAGTACCGCGCTGGTCAGATATCCCTTCGTGCCATCGCTACCGCGCACGGGATTACTGAAGGCGCCATCCGGAAGCGAGCAAAGGCAGAAGGCTGGCAAAGGGCCTTGGCCGAAAAGGTCCGCCAGGCGGTACGCGAGAAGCTGGTACGCACGGACGGTACGCAGGACGGTACGCAGCCCCAACGCGCGTCGGACAGTGAGATTATAGAAGGGGCCGCTATCCGTGGCCTCAACATCGTCACCTCTCATCGGAAGGACCTGCAGCAGCTTCACGGCTTGAAGCGTGTCCTTGCCGAACGCCTGTCCACGTACATGCAGGGCGTCGCACCTGACGGCCCCTGCCTCGGCGACAAGGAAAGCCCGGGCGACCTGCTCGAAAAACTCTCGCGCATCACCGCTCGTTTGATCCCGCTCGAAAGGCAGGCGCATAACCTCGATGCCGAACCAGATGAACCAAGCGGCGGCCGATCGCTCGCAGACTTCTACGGCGGCTCGGAAGGATAAGGCCACTCTCAACCCGGCACTTCGTAGCTTCTGGCTCACACCTGCCCGCAACCGGGTTCTTTATGGTGGCCGGTCGAGCTCGAAGTCATGGGATGCCGCTGGCTTCGCTATCTTCCTGGCAACGCAATGCAGGATCCGCGTCCTGTGCGCCCGCCAGTTTCAGAACAAGATCGCGGAATCGGTCTACACCCTGCTGAAGATCCAGATCGGGCGGTTCGGCCTCGATAGCGAGTTCATCATTACCGAGAACTCGATACGGCATAAGCGGACCGGCTCGGAGTTCATGTTCTATGGCCTCTGGCGCCATATCGACGAGATCAAGTCCCTCGAAGGCATCGACATCTGCTGGATCGAGGAGGCGCACAACCTCACGCAAGAGCAATGGGACATTCTTGAACCGACCCTCCGCAAAGAGGGATCGCAGTTCTGGATCATCTTCAACCCGCGCCTGACGACCGACTTCGTCTATCGCCGGTTTGTCACGAACACGCCGCCGGACACGATCAAGCGGCAGATCAACTACAATGAAAACCCGTTCCTCTCCTCGACCATCCTCAAGGTCATCGAGGCAAAGCGCAAAGAGGACGAAGAAGAGTATCGCCACATCTACCTGGGCGAGCCGCTCGAAGACGATGACGCGGTCATCATCAAGCGATCGTGGATCCGGGCGGCGATAGATGCTCACAAGAAGCTCGGCATTCAGCCGGTCGGCGGCAAGCGCGTCGGCTTCGACGTGGCAGATGGCGGCGAGGACAAGAACGCTGCGGTCGCTGCGCACGGCTTCCTTGCCACGCATGTCGACGAATGGAAGGCGCGCGAGGACGAGCTGCTCAAGTCAGCCGGCCGCGTTCATGCGCTTGCTCGAGAGCTTGGCGCATCGATCGATTACGACAGCATCGGGGTAGGGGCTTTCGCCGGCGCCCACTTCCAGGCGCTGAACGAGGAGTTCGGCACCCGGATCGACTATTTCAAGTTCAATGCCGGCGGCGCGGTGCTCAATCCGGATCGTCGGATCGACCCTAACGACCCACGGTCTCCGACGAACAAGGATTTCTACGCCAACCTGAAGGCACAGACTTGGTGGAGCGTCTCGCGGCGGTTCCGCAACACCTTCAATGCGGTGGAAAGGGGAGAAGCCTTCGAAGCGGACGATCTCATAGCGATATCGAGCGAGTGCGATCACCTCGATCGGCTGATCGACGAACTCTCGACGCCGCGCAAGGACTACGACAATTCGGGACGGTCAAAGGTTGAAAGCAAGAAGGATCTCGACAAGCGCGACATCCCATCGCCGAACCTCGCCGACGCCTTCGTGATGGCATTTGCCCCCAGAACCGGCAGCTTCACGCTATCCAACATCTGAGGAAGCCAGCAGGGAGGGCGCTTAGTGCCTCATTGTCGGGTTCCGTAGAACGCAGGCAAAAGCCGGCACCACTGGACATACCCAAGGACAGCAAACATCGGGGTTACGACCACCGTTGTCTCTGCGGGGGTCGCGAGGCCCATATGCAGCAGGGCAAGGCCGATTGCTGATGCAATGAAGCCTGATGGAAATGTCAGCACGGCGAACACCCAGTAGGCCACCGCCATCAGGAGAACCTCGTTGTCCGGATAGGCGAAGGTAACGGCGACGCTGCCAAGACCGACGGCGAGTACCGCTCCAACGTAGGCCACTTTGTAACGTCGCATACCTAATCCTGTTCTATCCACGCGAGTAGGCCGGCATACGACAACCGCCGGCCACCTGCAAGTAGCGCATTCTTCGGCCTAGGAGCGGACATGACCAGCATTTTTGCATTCGTCCGCGACAGCCTGACGAACCTGGTTTCCAACCTCGGTACTAGCCGGGACAAGGCAGCAGCGACGTTCTACTCCATGCCGATGTTGTCGGACGACGAGCTGCTCAACGCGTATCGCGGTGCGTGGCTCCCTCGGAAGATCGTCGACATTCCGGCGTTCGACAGCATCCGCGCCTGGCGCGACTGGCAGGCCAAGAAGCCGCAGATCGAGGCGATCGAAGCAGAGGAGAAGCGCCTCAACCTCAAGGGCAAGCTGCTGGAGACCCGCATCAAGGCGCGGCTCTGGGGGGGCGCTGCCATGGTCATCGGTACCGGTGACCAGGATCTGACGCAGCCGCTCGACGTCGAGCGGATCGGGAAGGGCGGCCTGAAATACCTCACCGTGATGACCCGTCGGCACCTCACCGCCGGCGAGATCGATCGCGATCCTGCATCCGAGTGGTACGGCAAGCCGAAGCTCTACCAGTTGAGCTCGGCCGACGGCAGGCAGTTGGAAATCCACCCGTCGCGCCTGGTCATCTTCAACGGCAGCCAGCAGCCGGACGAGGACATCGTAACGACCACCTATGCGGGCTGGGGCGACAGCGTGCTTCTGTCCGTTGTCGATGCGATCAAGCAGGCCGACGGCACCGCAGCGAACATCGCCAGCCTCGTCTTCGAGGCGAAAGTCAACGTTATCCGCATCCCGGATTTCATGCAGAACCTGGGCAACGCAGAGTACCGCGCCAAGATCCTCGAGCGCTACACGCTCGCTGCCACGGCCAAGGGGATCAACGGCGACCTCCTGCTAGACAAGGAAGAGGAGTACGAGCAGAAGACGGCGAGCTTCGCCACGCTGCCCGAAGTCCTCATGTCGTTCCTGCAGATCGTGTCGGGCGCCGCGGACATTCCGGCTACCCGGCTTCTCGGCCAATCCCCGGCCGGCATGAACGCGACCGGCGAAAGCGACCTGCGCAACTATTACGACCGCCTGCAGGCAATGCAGACCGTCGAGATGACGCCGGCGATGGCACGGCTCGACGAGTGCATCATCCGAAGCGCGCTCGGCTCGCGCGACCCGGACGTTTATTACGAGTGGGCACCGCTCTGGGGCATGTCAGAGAAGGAAAAGGCCGACGTCTTTAAGACGAAGGCCGATGCCGCTCGGCAGCTGGTCGGAAGCGGTACGGGGCAGGAGATTATCCCGCGCGAGGCCGTCTCTGATGCCCTGGTCAACACGTTCATCGAAGACGGCTCGCTCCCCGGTCTTGACGCGGCGATCGAAGAGTACGGCAAGCTCAGCGAGCAGGACCAATCGGAAGAGGAAGTCTTAGCGCTTGTAAGCTCCGGCCCTTTAATCCCGCCCAGCGAACGCTGATTCTGGATAATGCATCTTGAGCAGTGAGCGCCCAAATTCCTCCGGCAAGTACTTCGGCAATCGGAACGCTTCGATCAAGGTTTTGAAGCTGCCGGAGTACGAAGCGAGGCCGTTGTAGCAGCAAAGTGCCACTTCATGGCTGGTCAATTGGCTTCTAAGTAGATTTCCATAGAAGCGCTTCTCCGCCGGCTTAAGCTTTTGGTCGGACTTGACTCGGAGCAGGATCGTGTAAAGGAGCCGATAATACGGAGCGAAAGAACTTTCGTATCGAGAGTGGACGAACTTAGTATAGATCTCGGCGACCTCTTGCCCGGAAATAGTCTCCTTATGAACTAGGTGGGTCTCTACCCAATATTTCAGTTCGAACTGCGCGCGTTTGAAAGCTTGAGCACCATTAACTTGCGTTCCGTAATCGCTCTCTCGCTGTCTTGATCCGCCCTCATAGTTCTCACTGTACCGATATTCGACCTCGTCTCTGGCTTCTCTTAGCAGGCGCAACAGTTCATAGAACGTTCGCTCAAAACGCTGGAGATGCTGGTCTAGAGCTGCATCATCAATTTGCAACTGCTGTCGCGCAAGATCATCACGCTGATGCTTCAATGTGTAGAGAACAGCAACGAAGGCAAATGCGGAAAAGAGCGCATTCAGGGCGCCAAAAGTATCTCCTAACTGCCCGAGTAGTTCGCTTTTCCAGGGAATATCGAACAACTGGAAGATAAACTCTTGGAACAACCAGCCCACCCATACGGCTCCAAGAACTACGGCCGCTACAATCCAAAATACCCTCAAGTTCTCCCCCCCAAACGATAGCGCGGCCGCAACTTAAAGGAACTCGTCGATTATGCAATTCATCGACTATGCACCGATCGCGGGCACGCGACGGACCGCCGACGGCTACCTTGTTGCTGACGTTCGCACCGCGCGCACCGGCATCCAGGTCTATGCCGGCCATGAGGTCGGCAAGCCGGAATTGCAGGTCGTGAAGGTCTACCGGCCCGAGGATCAGGTCTTCGACAAGGCCAGCCTAGGCAGCTACGCGCACAAGCCTGTGACGAACGATCACCCCGACGAGGCGGTGACCGCCGACAATTGGAAAGCGCTTTCCGTCGGCCAGATCGGCGACGAGGTTGCCCGCGACGGTGAATTCGTCCGCGTCCCCCTCGTCGTCATGGACGGTGCCACCATTAGCGAGATCGAGGGCGGCAAGCGCGAGCTCTCGGCCGGCTACACCTGCGATCTCGCATGGGAGCCGGGCACTACGCCAGCGGGCGAGAAGTACGACGCCATCCAGAAAGATATCCGGATCAACCACGTCGCCATCGTGCAGCGCGGCCGCGCCGGATCAGAAGCTCGCATCGGCGACGATGTGAGGTCGTGGGGCGCTGCCCCGTTCACCAGTGATCAGAAACCGAAAGAGGACAAGATCATGACCCTGAAGACGGTTACCGTCGATGGCATCCCGGTTGAAGTAACCGACCAGGGTGCCACGGTGATCGGCACGCTCCAGCAGCGCATTGCCGACGCCAACGCCAAGTTCGCCGACGCTGAGAAGGCACATCAGACGGCTCTGGCCGCCAAGGATGCCGAGCTGGCGAAGAAGGATGCCGAGATTGATGCTCTGAAGGGCAAGATCCTTTCCGACGCCGATCTCGACAAGCGCGTCCAGGCGCGTGCCGATCTCGTTACCAAGGCGCACACGATTGCCAAGGACGTAAAGACCGAAGGCCTCTCCGATGCCGCCATCCGCAAGGCTGTCGTCGTCGCCAAGCTCGGCGATGCGGCGGTTGCCGACAAGTCGGAGGCCTACATCGACGCTCGCTTCGACATGCTCGTCGAGGACGCCAGCAAGAACGGCGCCGATCCCTTCCGCACCGTCGTGCAGCAGGGCCTTTCGCAGGTCAGCGACGCCGACAAGGTCGCAACCGATGCCTACGCCCAGATGGTCGCCGACATGAAGGTCGGCAAGACCTCTGCAGCGGCCAACTAAGGAGGCGCTTCAATGGCTACCTACCAGACCACCTACACGAATGCTCCTCCGAAGGGCCTGCACGGCCAGATCGCTTCCGAGGAGAAGTGCAACAAGATCAGCCGCACGGTCGAGAACCTGGGCGGCGTGCGCTTCGGCCAGCCGGTTCAGCGGGGTGCTGCTGACCATGGCGTTGTGCCCTTTGCGGCCGGCGGCGAATTCATCGGCATCGCTGTGCTGAACCCGGCCGTTCCGGCGGATGTGCTCGCCCCCGACTCCTATCCCCGGTACTTCACCGGCGCATTCATGACGATGGGCACGATGTACGTCACGGCCGGCGCTGCCGTCGGGCAGGGTGATGCTGTTTTCTACAACACGCTGACCCATCGCTACGTCAACGCCGCCGGCGCCAACATCGTCGGCCCCATCCCCGATGCTGTCTTCGACACCTCCGGGGCGGATGGCGCAATCGTCGAAATCGCGCTTCGCCTGCGCGCTTCGGCACCGGCAGTCTGATCAGGGAAAGGACCTGAGCAATGAACCAGATCATCCGTCAGGCCTTCGCTGATGCGCAGGCCGCGTTCCCCTTCGTCATTGCGCAGGGGCGCAACATCGAGACCCGTATCTACCAGCGGCGTTATCCGACCTTCAACTACGGCGCACACGTGCCCGTAGTGACGGAAGGGAACGCATGGGCTATCGGGACCACGTTCTTCACCGTCGATACCGCAGGCGAGGCGAAGTTCCTCTCCGGTGCCGGTACCGACATGCCCTTCAACCAGGCCACGAAGGACATGGCCAGCCATGACTTCGCGATGATCGGCTCCGGTTGGGAGTGGAACCTCGAGGAGGTCAATCAGGCGGCACTCTACGGCATCGACCTGAACGGCACCAAGGCCATGTCGGCTTCGGACAAGGTCGAGCGCCTCCTGAACTCGATCGCCATGGCCGGCTCCACCGAGAAGAACTGGACCGGCTTCGTCAACGACCCGCAGGTCTCGCGTGTTGACGTTGCCGCGGATGGCACGGGCTCTTCGACCTTCTGGTCGGCGAAGTCCAACGACCAGATCCTCCGGGACATCAACGACCTGATTTCCAGCGTCCGCGAGAACACGTCCGAGGTCGAATGGGTCGACACGCTGCGGCTGCCGCCGGAAGCATTCCGTCTCATCGCGACCCGCCGTCTCGGCGAAGGTGACGGCCTCCTGACGCTCCTGGAATACATCCGCCGCAACAACGTCTACACGGCGGAAACCGGCCAGCAGCTCGACATCCAGCCGCTGCGCGAGCTCGCGACGGCATCCCAGGACGGCGGCGGCCGCATGGTCGTGTATCGCCGGGATTCGGAAGTTCTTCGCTTCCACCTGCCGATGCCGCGCCGTGTCCTCCAGCCACGCCAGAAGTCCATCATGGGTTTCGAGACCGGCATCATCGCCCGTACCGGCGGTACCGAATGGCGTCTGCCTGGTGCTGCCGCCTACGGCGACGAAATCACCGCACCGTAACGGGAGGATCAGTCATGAAGGTCACCAACAACAGCAAGGCGCTGCAGGGTGTCCGCTCCAAGGGGCGGGCGGTCTACATCCCACCGGGTGAGACCCGCGACGTCGATCTCGAAGGCGTCGATCTCGAAAAGGCCAAGCGCCTTCGCTTCCTCAAGATCGAGGGCGTCTCCAAGGCTGCAAGCAACCAGGACGGCGACGGTCCGAAGACGGCACTCGAAGTGCTCGAAATGGCGAAGGACCAGAACGTGCAGTTCATGTCCTTCAAGTCGGCCGCCAAGAAGCTGCTCGGCGAAAAGACCCCGTCGACCAAGGACGAGATCGTCGCTGCTCTCGAAGAGCTGGCAACGCAGCCCTGACATTCAGTCCGGCGGTAACCTGCCGGGCCTATTCTTGCATCGGAGATTGACATGGCTGGATACGGCACGAACGACGGCTTCACGGCGTACGCAACCGAAGCCGGCTATGTCTTTCCCGACGGCACGACCGATGCCCAGAAGACCGCCGCACGTCAGCGCGGTTCTTTGGTGATCGATCGGTATGAGCCTCGGTTCAGCGGGCGAAGGACCGGCGGGTACGCCCAAGAGCGAGCCTGGCCGCGCACGGGCGCGAAGACCTATTACGGCGAGGCGATCCCCTCGGGCGAAATCCCGGTCGCGGTTATCAACGCCTCGTATGAGGCCGCATTCCTCGAGTTGACGAACCCAGGCAGCCTTTCGCCGGTCGTAGCAGGCACGTCGACGGTGAAGCGCGAGAAAATCGGACAGCTTGAGGTCGAGTATTCAACCTCTACTTCAACGGATATTGACGACCTCGTCGCGCTCGCAACGCCTGTCGTGACCACGATCGAAGGGCTGCTCTGGCCGTTTCTCGTGCCGGTCTGGCCGGGTGCTTTGGTGGTGTAGCTCCAGGCATCGCGCGCACTTGATCAGAATACGCCCAGTGAGCCGAGCAACGAGACCATTCCGGCGATCAAAATAACGAATTGAGCCCTCTGCTTCATCGTAGGGTCAATTGGAAGCTTCTGCACGAGATAAAACACAACCCCGGCGAAGAGGATGGTCACGAGGATGCTGATTGTGGCGGACATGTCCCCCAGATCCTTGAACAAATAGCCTTGCGGCAATGAGGCGTAAATAAGGCTTAGCTCTCGAAAAGGAAGGGCGGAGGATGGCAAACCCGATCTATGCGCGCCTGCAGGCGACCGCGCAGCGCCTCATCGCCAAGTACGGCCAATCCGCTACTGTGAAGCGGATCACGCCTCCGGATCCTGTTTACGGCGGCGAGCCTGTCGTCACGTCTTATCCCGCCACGCTCGTCCCGATGGCATACGAGGCCCGCTACATCGACGGCACGGTCATCCAAACTGGCGACATGCAGATTTACATCTCCGCTGTCGGTCTCTCTATCGAGCCGACGGTCGGCGACATCGTCACCGCCAACGGGGCGGATTACGCCATCATCAACGGCGACCCGAACAAATACGACGGCGTCACGTCGGTCGTCTTCATCGTCCAAGGAAGGATAGCGGCTTAGTTCTCCTGAACAGAGATCCCGTCCTCGCCAATCTTGATCTCGACGCCTTGTGTCGTCTCCTCCTGGTAGACGTAGATGCCCAGTCCGACAGTAATGACGGCAAGCACGGCGATGATGAGATAGAGGGCGTTTCGGTTCATGCAGCGGAATCCTTACATGAATTTCGATCAGTTGCTCAGTGCATACGAGCCAAAGCTTGTGGCGGGCTTTCGGGAGGCGATCGATCCCTCGCGATAGCGCTTCGAATATCACGCTACCGCCGCCGACACGGCCCAAGGAGAGGGTTGCCCTATGAGCATCATTGTTTCTCGAGCATAGCATCGCTCACCTCCCGCCCGGTGTGGCGCGGCCTGATAAGGCTCTTCAGGTCAAATCCCTGCCGTCGAGCTTCAGCTAGGTAGTCTTCCAGGGTACTTTCCGAAATGGCACTCGCGCGCGCGAGCACCCAAAGAAACTTGCGATCAGGCGTGCCGACCAGTGCGACCCGGTACTCAGGATCGATCTTGAGCACCCAATAGTCGCCGTCAGTGAAGGGTATCCAGCGAAGTGCGGCCGGAAGAAAGTTGACTTTCAACTTCGCGTTCGTGTCATCGACAGCCTCTGCTTGGCCAAGCGCTTGCTTGGGCTGGTTGTTTTTATCGAAACAGCGGTTGTCGACGCGGATCTTCCCTTCGTTATCAAGGGAATAGTTTGCCGTGATGTCCGTAGCGGCATCTTCTTCATATTTGAGCGGCAGGCGAACGATCTCATACCAGCGCCCCAGATAACGGTTGAGGTCGAGGCTCGGAATTGCCGTGACTTCGCTCATGGCTTCGGTTCTCCTTTGGTGAGGAGCGACAACGCCTGCGGGGTGGTTCGGTTCCGTGGCGAGGAGATGTCCTATGACGTTTGATGAACTGCTCGCCAAATACGAGCCGGCGCTCGCTGCCGCATTCCGGCAGGCTATCGAGGAGATCAAGTCAGGCATTATCCTTCGCGTTGTTGTCGAGCGCCTTGAACGTGGCGATATCAACGGTGCCATTGAGGCCATGCACCTGGAGCCGGAAGCATTCTCGGCGCTTGAAGTGGCATTGACCGAGGCTTTCAACGCCGGCGGCATCAATGCGGTCGGAGAGCTGCCGAACCTGATCGAGCCGAACGGCGCGCGTGTTATCTGGCGCTTCGGCGTCCGAAACCCTGTGGCCGAGGCGATCCTGCGCGAGTTGTCATCGACGATGGTCACGCACATCACCGATGACCAGCGGCAGGGCGTCCGTCAGGCGTTGGAGCAGGGGCTTGCCCGAGGCGCTAACCCGCGCTCGACCGCCCTTGACGTCGTTGGCCGGCAGAACCGTGTCACCGGCCGGCGAGAAGGCGGCGTGATCGGGCTGACCCGCTACCAGATCGAGTTCATCGAGCGCGCCCGCTTTCACCTGGCTTCGGGCGACCCCGAGCTGATGAAGAAGTATTTCGAGCTCACGACGCGCGACAAGCGCTTCGACAGGACCGTCATGGCCGCCATCAGAGCGGGCAAGCCGGTCACTGGCGAGGCCCTCACCAAGATAGTCGGCCGGTTGCGCGACAAGAACCTGCTTCTCCGCGGCGAGATGCTGGCGCGGACCGAAACCATGATGGCTCTGGGCTCCGCGCGCGATGAAGCGATGCGGCAGCAGATAGAGGCCGGAAAGGTCCAGGCGCAGGACGTCAAGAAGCGCTGGCATTCGGCCGGAGACAACCGGGTGAGGCATACGCACCGGGTTCTGAACGGTCAGGCCGTCGGTATCGACGAGGTATTCCAGAGTCCGAGCGGCGCCATGCTTCGCTATCCGGGCGACCCGCGCGCGCCGATTAGCGAAATATCCGGCTGCCGCTGCTGGTGCGAGTATGACGTCGACTACATCGCCGCCGGCCTCCGGCGGTATCGGGCGAGGGCGGCCTGATGGCGAACCTCAAGTTCAGTGCTCAAATTGCGGCATGGGCTGAGAAGGTGCCCGAGGCAGTCGAGGCGGTATTCAAGGAGAGCACAAAGGAAATCGTGCGCGAGATGCAGACGCCACGTGGCGCCGGCGGACGGATGCGAGTGGATACGGGGTTCCTCCGGGCTTCGCTCATGGCATCCACCGCCGCCATGCCATCAATCAACCCGGCTTCCCAGCCGGTCGAGGGCGGGGCTTACACGTATAACGATGGGCAGATCGAGGCGATCATTGCCGGCGCTGCGGTCGGCGACACGCTGTATTTCGGCTACACGGCGGCGTACGCGGGCCACCGCGAATACGGCGCCAATGGGCAGCCGCCTGATGCGTTCGTTCGTCTTGCTGTCCAGAATTGGGGAATGACGGTCGACCGCACAGCGAAGAAGGTCAAGGCTGCGTTTGGTTTTTGATTGCCCGGTTGCCGTCGCTGCCTTCCTCGGCGGCCATTAGCAGCCCGAGGGACAGCAGCATCAACGACTTCTCGGCGGCGCGTAGGGCCGTCTCAGCGCGAACCGTTTCACCTGTCGCCTGCGCGAGCGTCATCCTCGCGTTCGTGAGCAGATCGTGGGCTTGGTTGTCGCTCAACTTTTCGGACATGCTCAAGGAGTAACACATGCGCCTTTCCTCGGACAAGGACGATCCCGGCTATCGCGATTGGTGCATCGTGCGCTCCGACATGAAGACCATCAAGGTCTTTCTCGACGGCGTTGAGCAGAACCGATGCGAGATGGCGGATGATGAAGCGGGCGAAATCCGGCGCTTCGTGACCACACCGCAAGGAAATCTCGCGACCGACATGATCCGCGGGGAATTCTTAACCGAGGTCGTCAAGGGCAAGGTCGAAATCCGCATTGAGGACCGCGCCTGATGGCGACCGGCATCGACGCAATTATCTTCAAGGCGCTGACGGATCACCTTATGACGATGACGCCGGCGCTGCCCCTCGCGGCGCCGAACGTGGTGTTCCCGGCCGCCGGGCAATCCATGCCGTCGAAGTACCTGGCAGTCTCGTTCCTGCCAAACCAGACGCGGGAAATCACCTTGGGAGACGACCCGCAGCAGAAGCGGGGGCTTTATCAGGTGTCGGTCGTGTTCGCTGCCGGCGTGGGGATCATTGGTGCGCTCGAGACAGTCGAAACCATCATCTCGCTCTTCAAAAACCGTTCGCTGTTTGCTTCTGGCGTGAAGGTCACGATCAGCAGCGAGCCATGGGCATCAGGCCCAATCCAGGAAGGAAACCGGGTCCAGATCCCGGTCACCATCCCTTACTACTGTTTTGCCTAGGAAAGGATCCGAACAATGGCAGGCTTGAAGACGACCCTTGCGGGGGCGAAAGTCTACATCAGCACGGCGGCCGTTACGCTGCCACTCAATGCGGCCGGCTTCGGCGCTCTGACCTTCACGGAGATCACGAGCGTGGGCAATCTGGGCGATTATGGTGCCGCCCCGAACATCATCAATTACAACACGCTCGATACTGAGGTCATGTCTAAGGCCAAAGGGGTCGAGGATGCCGGAGAATTGGCGATCGAAGTTGCCCGCATCTTTGACGACCCCGGCCAGATCGCAATCCGCGCCGCTGCGGCAACCAAATTCAACTACGCGATCATGGTCGAATACGCCGACGCCCCGACGCCGTCCTGGTCGAACACGATCATGTACGCCGCCGGCCCGGTTTCCGGTCCCCAGCTTCTCGGCGGCGGCACGGACGATTTCATCAGGGAGTCGTACACGGTCGCATTCACGGACCAGCGCCCGATCTTCGTTGCCCCTGTCGAAACCCCGTAAGGTGATCAATGGACCTGCTTTCCCTCAACCCAAACACGATCGCCATTGACCTGAAGCACCCGGCGACCGGCGCTCCCCTCGGCGTGTCGGTCGAGCTCCAGAGCCTCGAAAGCGATGCGGTAAAGGCCGTGGAGCGGGCGCTGAAGAACAAGGCGCTTCGCGGCGGCCGGAACACTGTCACGGCGGAGAAGATCGAAGACAACACGATTGCTCTGCTGTCGGCCGCAATCGTGTCTTGGACGTTCTCCGGCGATGCCATGCTCGGCGAGGACAAGAAGCCGGCCTGCAACGATGCGAACAAGCGCAAGCTGCTCTCGGTGCCAGCCATCGCGAAGCAGATCGACAGCGCACTCGGAGACGAAGCGGCTTTTTTCGGCAGCTAGGCGATGAACTGGCGGCAACCGTCGCTCTCATCGTCAAGTACGACACCCCAGGATATGAACTCCGGGGCATGGGCGGGGTAAAGGAAACACTATCCCGCCGTGAAATGAATGACCGGTTCGGTCAGGGACACCTCAACCCCGACATTGAGCCGCCGGAAGACGGCGAACACCTGTGGGAGTGGTTCTGGCACCTGTCAGGCCACCGCCACCAGGGCATGAACGGCCCCCAGCCTCTCACCTATCAGGACGTCGAAACCTGGTCGCGAATGACCGGGACGCTCCTGCTGCGTGAAGAGGTGTTGATCCTGATGCAGATGGACACGGCGTTTCTCAATGCTGTGGCCGACGAGCACGAAGAACAGCGCAAACGCGCGGAAGCCGACAAGTAACGGAGGATGCTATGGCCGACGTAGCGACCCTTGGCATTGCCGTTGATAGCTCTGGCGTTGAAAAGGGCGCGAAGTCCCTTGACCATCTCACGAACGCTGCCAAGCGAGCAGAGGCGGCGGCTGCTGGCGTGTCCGGCGCGACGAAGAACGCGGGGGCCGCTGCTGCCTCCGTGTCCGCTGGAGCCGACAGTGCCGCAGCCGCACTCAAGCGCGAGAGCGCAGCCGCCACCAAGGCAGCCGGCGCACTGAAGATGCACGCCGCAGCGGCAAACCAGCACGTGCGAGGCATGACGGCCGCATCAATGAACGTCGGGAACCTCGCGGCCCAGTTCCAAGATATCGCTGTGACTTCGGCGATGGCGATGAGCCCGCTGCAGATCGCCCTACAGCAGGGTACGCAGATCAGCGCGGTTCTGGGGCCAATGGGGGCAGCAGGCGCAGTCCAGGCACTCGGGCAAGCCTTCCTCACGGTCCTGTCTCCCGTCAGTCTTGCCACGATTGCCATTGTGGGTTTATCGGCGGCTGGACTGCAGATGGTGGACTGGCCGGCATTGGCGGCTTCGGCGCTGAACGGTCTTGCATCCGTCCTCCAGACGATCGCTCCTTATGCCGCTGTGGCCGCAGCAGGGCTTGCGCTGATCTACGCCCCGGCGGTGATCGGCGGGGTTATAAACCTCATCGCTCTGCTCGGGCGTCTTTCCGTCGCCGCGCTCGGCCTCGCGGCCTCCTTTGCCGCGGCAAACCCGGCTGTCGCCTTCGTCGCCGGCATCACTGCCGCCGTGGTCGCCGCCAACATTTTCCGGGAGGAGTTGGCCCAGATATTCGGCGTCGATATCGTCGAGACCGCCAAAAGCGGCGTGAACCTGATTATCGGCTCGTTTGTTGCCGCCTTCGAGGACATCAAGTTCGTTTGGGCCCAGCTTCCCAATATCATGGGGGCTGCCATCGTCGGGGCGGCAAACGCAGTCATCGGCGGCATGAATGCCATGATCGGCAAGGCGACTGCGTTGTTGAACGGGTTCATTGCAGAGATCAACGGGATGCTCGGTTCTCTGCCATTCGGGATGGGTGAGGGCGCATCGATCCCGAATATCGGCGACATGTCCGTCGGTATGATCGAAAACAGCTTCGCGAGGGACCTTTCAGGGGCTGTGGACGCGCGAAACACGGCGGTCGGGGCAGCGCTTAGCCGAGACTACCTCGGCGACATGGGCACTGCGATCTCTCAGGGCGCTTCCACTGCAGCGGCGAAGTTGAAGGAGGTTGCTGCTGGGCTAACGAACGTCGAGGCTGCAGCGGGGAAGGCTGGGGGCTCCGGCAAAAAGGCGGGCGAGGACACCGCTAAGGGGTTCGATACCGCCAAAGAAGCTATGAAGCAGGCCGAAGAGGCCATGGGGTTCGCCAAGGACATCACGAAGGGCTTTATCTCCGATGTCAAATCGGGCTTGAAGAACGGCGAGGGCTTGTGGAAGTCGTTTGCCAATGCTGCGGTTAACGCCCTCGACAAGATTGCCGACAAGCTGCTCGATCAGGCCCTCAACAGTCTGTTCGCGCCAGCAAACGGCGGCGGTGGGCTGCTGGGTAGCATCCTCGGCGGGATCTTCGGCGGTGGGCAGCTCGCAAGAGCGAAAGCGGGCGGAATTGGTCTCTATGCCGATGGCACGGCATCCGCGCGTGCGGGCATGGCGATCGTTGGCGAAGAGGGGCCGGAGATTGTCCGATTTCGCGGCGGCGAAAAGGTCATCCCTAACCATCAGCTAAAAGCCGCCAACTCCAATCGGAACGGAGGCGGGCAGGGCGGCCAATCCGGCGCCGTCCCGCTGAACATCAACATCATCGGGGCCAATGGTGACGATCATGTCCGAGCGCTCGTCCATCAGGGCGTCAGCCAAGGTCTGTCGCAATACGACGAGCAACAGCGCCGTGGCGGATTCGGCAACACGCAGAAGCGATATGTCGCGCAGAAAGGTTGATCGATGGCAGTCTACACCGGTCAGCCAACCGTCCCGATCATGTATCTCCGGCCGACCCGGGCGAGTTTCGACAATCCGGGGTCGGCGATCGACGGCGGCGTCAATGGTGTCGGGGAGTCTATCAGCATCGAAACCAGCGGCGGCGGCATCGTAACTGCGACGTATGAGGAATGCGTCTTGCTGGGAGACGACACCGAGCGGCACGAGGTCATCAACTGGCTCGGTGCGCGCGGCAACGGCGGGTATCGCTTCTTCAACGTGCCGATCATCAACGACGGCATCGGACCGTTCCCGGTCATTGACGGCAAGAAGCACCCGATCATCAAGGGTATTCCGCACTCCGACGGTTCGTTCTTCTCCGACGGCTCAGGCTACAGCCAGGCGACCGTCTACGGGGAAATCACCGAGGCGGCAGCACTTGGCGCCGGCATTCTCAAAATGCGCGTCTACGGCGCCGCACGGCCGCTGCGCTGGTCGGATTGGTTCTCAATCTATCATCCGACCAAGGGTTGGCGGGCATATCGGTACTGGGAGGTGATCTCCAAGACCAACGAGACGAACCCGGTCTATACCCTCGCCATCGCCCCGCCATTGCGCGAGGCGGTGATGGTCGGCACCCGCGTCGAGCTCGCGCGCCCGATGTGTGTCATGAAGTTCCCGCGCGGCTTCACGCTGCCCTGGGACTACTCTGGCTTTTACGAGTCCAGGCCGACGCTTCGGTTCACGGAGGCGTTCTGATGGAGTTCGTCCCCGCACACATCATCGAGGAGATGCGCGGCAGCCATCAGCTCGGCATCTTCCTCAGGGTCGACACGGATCCTGCTTTGCATCTCTGGTTCGGGATCAACGATATCCCTGCCAACTTCGACAGTATCGATCCGACAGGAACGGTTTATCTCGGCGGCGGCCGTCTCATCGGGGTGCCAACGCTCGAGATATTGGTCAACGGTACCGCCGACAGTGTCGAGTTCACCCTTTCAGGCCTCGATCCTACGACCTCGGCGAAGATGCTCGACAGCCTGCCGCCTGTGCGCGGCGCCGCCGTTCAGATGGGGATGACGACGCTCGATCGGTACTTCCAGCCGATGAGCAGCATCATTCCGATCTGGACCGGAACCGCGTCACATACAGGAGAGGTGAGCCCACCAGTTGAGGAGGGCGACAGCCCGAGCATCACGCTTTCGCTCGCCGTCGTGACGGGCGAGGCAACCCGTTCCCGGGGTGCGCGCTCGGTCTGGTCATCTCCTCATCAGAAGGCGATCTCGCCGACCGACAAGTTCTGCGACGGCGTCAGCCGGCTTGCCAGAGGCGTCCAGCCAGTCTGGCCGAATTTCTAAGGACTGCCATGACCTTGCAAGAGTTTCTTGCCCTGCCACACCAGTTCCGGTGGGGCGGGGTTGCTGGCGATGACTGCACGACCTTCTGCGGAACGTGGCTGCGCGAAAGCGTCGGCGTCGATCCTGCGGAAGCCTATCGCGGCGCATACAACACGGCGGAAGGCGCTCACGACATTCTGGCAACGGCCGGCGGCCTCGTGGCATTCGCCGCGGCGGCCCTTGAGCCGCTCGGCTTTGTGCGGACCGACGATCCGCAAGACGGCGATGTCGGTATCGTGCTGGCACCTTCGGGCATGGATGGCGGCAAGGAAGTCTGCGCCATTCGCTTCGGCCCGCTCTGGGCTCTGCTGGCGCCGTCCGGTGTCATCGCCAAGAAACTTGATCACGTTGCAGCCTGGCGCACGCCGGATGGAGAACGCATAGGATGAGTTTCCATCACCGCATGATGCTGCAGCGCTATGGGCTGGGCTGCACGACGTCGCTCTACAGCGACGTTCTGTTTGATCCGATCTTCACGCCAATCTTCACTGCCGTGCTTGGTACCGGCGGGTTTGCCATCGGCGCCACCACGATCACCTATGCGTCGATCGCGTCGGCGATTGCCACGACTGCTATCTCGATCGGTCTGCAGGCGCTTCTGGCTCAAGCACCGAAGCCACCGAAGCCCGAAGACGGGAGGGCACCGCTCAACCAGGCGATACCGTTCCGCATCTATGCTGTCGGCCGCACCCGCGTCGCCGGCGCCCGCATGATGTGGGAGGCCAAAGGGTCCAATCTCTATTCAGTGCAGGCGATTGCAGGCCACCGGATCAAGTCGTTCAACCGCTTCTACCTGAATGATGATGAGGTGACCGTCGTCGACAATGTCGTCACGCCCTTGACTACGGGCGGCCGGTATGGCGCGGGCTCCGCGAATGTGCGCCTTTACACGCGCCTCGGCGCCAATCCGGAAACGCCCTACGCCGAGCTCCTCTCCGCACTGGGCGCGGACGGCATCTGGACCAACAATCATCGAGGCGACGGCCAGGCGTCGCTCGCGATGCGGGCTCACAATGCCGATGCGCAGGACCAGCAGACGGCGTTTCCCTACGGGGCGCCGTCGCCTTCGGTGGAGATCGATGGCGCCTATTGCTGGGATTTCCGAGATCCGGCGCAGAGCCCGACCGACCCGAGCACTTGGACGTGGACACGCAATTCTGCTGTCATCTTGGCTTGGCATCTCTGCTTCAACGAGTTCGGATTCGGCCTCGATTATCAGAAGGCTCTCCTTCCGGTCATCGACCTCTGGAAAGAGGAAGCCGACATCTGCGACGAGGATGTTCCTCTCGCCGGCGGCGGCACGGAAAAGCGCTACCAGTGCAACGGCTGGGATACGACCGAGAACGGTCCTAAATCCGGCCTGAACGCGATCTTGGCAACGTGCGACGGTCACCTCGTCGCACGCGGTGACGGCGCCCGCATCCTGACCGTCGGCAAATTCCGCGAAAGCAGGACGGCCACGCTGACGGATGCCGACATTGTCGGTCACAACATCCAATACGGTGTTCTCTTCGAGGACGAGTGCAACCGCCTCGTCCCGAAATTCACCTATCCGGCGACGAACTACACGAGCTGCGATACCGACTTCTTTGAGGACACCGACGCTCAGATCGCAGCCGGTCGCGTCCTCACGATGGAGGGGAGCTACGAATGGTGCCACCAGTGGCGGCAAGCACGGCGCCTCGGCAAGCGTGATTGGCTGCGCCAGCGCCAGGAGGTGAAGGGCAGCCTTGATGTCCGGCTTTCGGGGATCAACGCGGTCTATGCACGGTGGGTCCGGCTAGAGACGCCCAAGAGGCTGCCGAAGCTCCACGGGAAGCTGGTCGAAAACCGCCGCTCCATCGTCGCCATCACAAAGGGCGGCTTCACAATGGACTTCATCGAGCATCCCGAGGGGATCGACGACTGGAACCCGGCCACGGAGGAGGGGCAGCAGCCGCCGGTACCGCCCGCGGTTAACGCCTCGGATATCCCGACGCCGGTCATCAATCTGATCCAGGCCAAGGCCAACGGCGGGAGTGTCTACATCCGTGTCGTAATTATCGACCCGGAAGATGGCAGCTTGACGCCGGTCGTCCGCTACAGAGTTGCCGATGCGGACGGCCTTGGGACCCCTGGGGCGTGGGTGGAGCAGCCGAACCCCAGCGCCGAGCCATCCGGAGGATACATCGACCTATCGACTGGAAACGTTCCCACCGACAAAGTTCTGGACGTTCAGGCTGCGTTTATTGCCTCTAATAGGCGGTATTCAAACTGGTCCGTGACGGAAACGGTCACTTCGACCTCAGATCCGATTGCCCCTGCTGCGCTCACGTCCTTCACGCTCACCGGATCTGCGCCCCGTCTAGGTAACGCGTCATTCTCCTTCTCTACCGGCAATGACGCTCACGTCAGAACGGTCGTGATCTACAGGGTTGCGGCCGGTTCCGCTTTCGACCCGGACACTGCTACCCTGATGGCGACCCGGGCCGTTGCACCGTCCGCTAGCTATTCACTTACGGACGGGGACACGACGCGAACGAACCTGCTGACAAATCCCACGTTCGATACGGACACGGCGTGGACGAAAGGCAGCGGTTGGACGATCAGCGGAGGGAAAGCGACGCACGCACCGTCGGCATCATCGGCCGCTCTACAGCAAGCGGTTGCCGCAGGTCTGTCCGTTGGGTCCGTTTACCGCTACGGCGGCGTTGTGTCCGGCGCCACCGTCGGCGCAGCCACGGCGCGGCTGCGCGGCGGCACTGATGTGATCGGCCCCGTCAACTTCTCCAGCAATGGAACGAAGGCAGGCAAGATGACGGCAGTAGCAGGGAACACTGACTTCGGAATAATCGCCGGGAACACATGGGACGGATCTGTGGATGATCTGATCCTCTTCGCCGAGACCGTTTCGTGTGCTCCGCAAGGGTTCTGGGACTACTACGCTGTCCCCTATAACCAGTCCGGTGTGGCCGGTCCTCAGTCGGGGCCGCAGACTGCGACGATATTCTAACCAGTCCATCAAACGGTATGCGTGCGCGCAGGCTCTCTTTCAGGGCCCGCTCCCGCATGAGGAGAAATCATGGCAAACGAAATTACCAATGCCTTCAACACTGCGTGGGCGGATGGTCCGACGGCTGACCCATACGAGCCAAGCAAGTCGGTCATTCGAGGCGTTGGGCAACAGATTCAATCACAGGTTGACTTGCTCCATGAGCGGATCGATGACACTACCGCCGACCTTGAGGCCCAGATTGATGAAATCGCCGCAGTCGTGTCTGCCGGCACGCAGTGGGTCGATCCTGTCGCCGTCGCGACAACGGCCAACATCACTCTCTCCGGCGAACAGACGATCGACGGTGTCGTGACGAGCGGCTCGCGTGTTCTGGTCAAGAACCAGTCGGCTCCAGCGCAGAACGGCATCTATGTGACGGCTGCGGGCGCGTGGCCTCGTGCAACTGACGCCGATGCCGCAAGCGAACTGGTCGGCCTGGCTACTTTCGTTTCAGGTGGCACTGCCAACGGCGGCAAGCAGTTCATCTGCACCACCAAAGCACCTGTCACGGTCGGCACCACCGCGCTTACATTTCGGGAATTTTCCGACCAGTCGGCGCTGAATGCCAACCTTGCGATCGCGCAGGCTGCGTCTGCTGTCGCAGTGTCCGAAGTGGGTACGGTCGGTCTTGTCGTCGCCAGAAACGGCACGAGCTGGAAGCTGTCGTGGGATTCAGCGAACGGCATCATGAACGGCAACATTATCAGCATCGCCGCGTTCGCTAGCACCCCCCTTGCACCAGCTGAAGGCATCTACATCGATGTCACCGGCCCCAGCCCGTACACTGCCGTCAAGGCGTTTTTCGGGCCAGACCTTCGCAATGATGTTGCCGCCGGGAGGAAGATTGCATTGCTGTTTAACGCGGCTAACGGGGCACTCTCGGGCGTGCTTGCCGACAACGTTCTAGCCGCGTTTGACAGTAAGACTACCAATTCCGGCAAGCTTTATCCGCTCGCACAAAGGACGCGCAACAACGTCACGTCTGCGAGGCAGACGATCGCATGGAAGGATGCGCTACTGGATGTTCGTGTCGAGGGGGCAATTCCCGGCGAAGTATACCAAATTGCCTATTACGAAAATGGGGTCCCTGCCGGAGAGGGCTGGATCATCTATGCCTTCAACGCAGCAACGATGGCTTCGTCTAACGCGCCGCTCGTGCTCGTCGATCGGGTTAATCAGCAGACGCCGATAGTGCGCGGCGCGGGCATCCAGACTATCCGCATCGTGCCGCCAGCTCGGCAGGACATGGCGTTCGTGATCACTGTCAATCCGGATGCCTTGCCAGCGAGCGGAACAGCCATCGACTCCGTGTCTTCCAGCAGTCTCGATGGCTGGTCGTGGATCATCGATCCTTCATGCTACACCTCGACAGCGGCTGATGCGGAACTGATTGCGGAATTGGCAACGGCAGGAAACATCGTCGCCAATCCGCGGCTGTCAATAACCGGGACGCCACCTGTGTTTTCCTCGGCACCGCCGGTAATCGCGGCGGCGGAAGCGCCTCTTGCCGCGCATTACATCGAGCGGGCCTATGAGATCGGCACGGGCGGCGTTGCTTTTTTCGAACGCATCGCCATCCCTTCCGACCCGTCGACGCGCGTAGCTCATATCTGCGCTTATGTGTGGTCTGCGACCGGCGCCGACTGGCCGTCGCTGGTTCAGGCATTTCGTTATATCGGAGCGACGTCTCAGGGCGTTGTCGTGCTGGCCGATATCGAGCAGCTTAGCGCCAACCTGCGTCGCGTCAGCACGACGATGACTATACCTGCAGGTGAGGAAGGTGCCGAATTTCGCCTAGGCGTACCCGGCGGCGCCCTCGTCAGTGGTGCGCGGGCGCAGCTTGGCGGGTTTCAAATCCTGATGGCGCCGAGGCCGGTGTCATACGCGCGCATTCCTCGCGACCGATGGGGGACCAACATCGCGCTCGCGCTTCAGCAGGCCAATCACATGGTCGGCAAGCGCATCGCCATCATCGGTGACTCGATCATCCAAAATTACGACATTCCGGCAATGGTTTCCGAGCGGTTAGGCTGTGCGGTCGTCAACCTTGGCTTCGGCGGCTGCCGCATGACCTGGAGTGATGCCACGACGGGCCTGATACAATACAAGCGGTGGTTCTCGGCGTCGGCGCTTGCTGATGCTGTCGCCAGTGGCAATTGGGCCAACCAGATTTCGGCGGCTGATGGCCTCTACGCTGACCCCGGTCGGTTTCCCACCGACGACTTCCGTGCGGTCGCCGCCGAGATGGCCTTGATGGATTGGTCCGAGTTCGACGCGATCCTCGTGACTATGGGGACCAACGACTACGGCGCCGTCGTCATGATTGGCGACGACGCAGATACCGACCTGACTCACTTCGCTCCGGCGGTCAAAAACGTCATATCGCAACTGAGTGATGCGTTGCCGACGACGCGGCTTGTCTTTGCTCCGCCGATGTGGCGTGGTCCGCGCGCAACCTTCGGAGACACAAACATCAGCAATAATGGCCTGCACTGGATGCACGAGTACCAGGACGCGATCATTGAGCGCAGCGCGTATTCTCAGGTGCCGATCCTTCCGCTCCATCTGGAAGTCGGCATCAACGTCGACAACACGCTGATACTCACCGGTGACGATCTGCATCCTTCCGTTGCCGGGAGGGCGCGGATCTCCGATGTAATAGCAAGCGGCTTGCGCAGGGTCCTGTAAGAACGCCCCTGAGTGCAGCGTTTGCGAGTTGATCCTGCGCGAGGCTTCCATCTCCCGACGCTCGGCGCGTGACGCTTCGGGGGAGGACTACTCTTCCATGTCCTCGATGGGGGGATGGTCTCCCCACGCTTCGATTGCCCTTTTCTCAGCGATCAGGTGGTCAAGCAACGCATGCAGAACTTCTATCACAGCATCTGGATCGCTGTTCAGTCGGTTCTTGAGCGAGACCAAGCGTTCTACGTCGAGGGCCTTATTGGCGTCCATTGCGGTCTCCTAGTTATTAATAGCCGGTGATGGGCGTCTAACCGGTTCGCAAAGCTGGATTATCTTGCCGGCTAGGTGTTCGTAATAAGCTGGGGTGTAATGAAAGGGCGCCGCCCCCCAGACATGATCTGGATCACCGAGCAAGATTCCTTCGTATCGGATGAAGTTCGAACCGGGTATCACGCCTCTCAGGATGTCGTAGTACTGTTTAAGTTGGTCGTTGGTACTGCGAATCTGGGCGATGTCACTATACGTCAATTGGTCTCCACCGCTGACGTATTGCTCGGCCCAATAAGCTTCATTGACCAGAATTTTTGCCCCCGAAATTGCTGACAGTCGCTCCAGCATAGCGGTAGCGCACCGCGAGAAGGTCTCATAGAGCTCTGCGCCGAGGGGAACAACCTTCCCTTCCTTTTTTATTTCTAGGCCCAGTTTCTCTTTAGCGATTTTGGCTGAGAGCGTTACGAGTGTGTTTGCAAAATGGTAGATGCGGAACCGCTCGTCGATGAGATCAATAACAATGACGTCGGGATTGCTCTTTTCTATGGTCGAGAGTCCAGTCTTCTCAAGATCATGCTTTATCATGCGCGCTTCAAAGGCACCGATCGAAGGACCGAATTCTTTAGGGCCGAGATAGGGAGTCGCGTGAACGGCACTGACGATCGATGATCGTGCAATGTAGGAAACGAGTTCTGTTTCCGGGGGCAAATACCGAACCACGTCACGACTAACGCAACTTCCGAAAATAGCTAGTTTCAAGCTGCACCCTCTAGATTTGTCGTGCCGGCTATAACAAGACGGCCAAATGCAGTCTACAGGCTTCGCACCTGACCCAAGCCCCGCAAGTGAGCGTCTACGAACCGTTTCTCAACGTCTTTCTGGAGAAAGTGAAAACGGTCAAGCCGCCGAAGAAAACCAAGGCGGAGAAGGCGGCTAGGTACGGGATGTCGAGACTGATCGCTCGGTATTCTGGATAGAACCCGGTGCGGAATAGCATAATCACATGGACAAGGGGGTTGAAAAGGAGAAATTCCTTGTAAGGGTGGGGCATGCTCTCTGGCAAAAAGAATATGCCGGATAGAAGGAACATCGGCCTCGTGATGATGCCGTACAGCTGTTCATAAAGGGCGTATTTGATGAACATGACGCTGTTGAACAAGCCGACACCGAGTGCCAAAAATCCGGCAAATAGCTCAGCTTCGAGAAGCCTTGCCCAATTCAGTTCGAGGGCGTGCGGCATAGTCATGGAGATCGCGGAGAACACAATGATGGCGACCAGCGCCGTCGTCAGGGTCTGCAATATATAACGCGCGGTGATCGCATCGATTGGTGCCACGTTTGGATAGCTGAGCAGGGGCTTGTTGGCGCGCACGGCAGCGCCCAGATATGCAACTTTAGCCTGATAGAGCTGGTAGCCGAGATACCCGGTGGCAAAGAAAAGCATGAAGTTTGTGCCGAGTGCAGGGGTGTGTGCGATGGCGCCGAAGATGACCGTCATCATTGCGATGTAGCCGACGGGCTCGATCAGCGCCCAGATATACCCCCCTGGTTTACTGCCGAACCTAGTAGACATTTCGCGAACTATCATCGCTGAAATCACGCGAAGATAAGTCTCTGCCAAGCTCATCGTCTTTACGCTCCGGACGGGTTTTTGCGAGTGTTTACACTCAACATTCCGCTGTGGGCAAGAACGGTACCGAGAGCCAATGCGGCTGCCTCAATCGAAATCACCGTATATGTGCGGGGCTTAAGCCGGCGCGAACGCAACTGTCTTCCTCTTGCACACTGTCGTTAGACCCAGCGGAGAATAAAAGTCTCATCCATCCTTTGGGACATTGTCAAAAAGGAGATGTCGAAAGCTGGCGTGGCCTTGTTCAACTTTGTCGAGCGCCATCCTATGGGACGTGGCGCCGATTGGCCGGAGATGATCTTGCATCTTGCCCGCGACTCTATTTGCAGCTCTCGACGTTCGCCTTTGATCTGAATGCCCTTGGAAGCGCGAAGAACTTTCTTGTTCTCTGGCACCAGAAACCGGGTGCCGTAAACGGCATAACCCATAGCTTCCCTGGCTGACGCGAGTTGCTGAGCAAAATCGGAAACGGGATCAATCTGATCTCTGATCGTGATTGTACAATCGAGGCGTTTAAAGGTGATAGTACGCTTGACGCGGAACCCTTCCCACATCTCGGTCTCACCGGCGACTTCAAAGGTAGCTTCATCGCTGCGCGACGATACGATCCGTGATCCTCGGCCGATGGATTCGACATCGCGCGATGGCCGCGCCCCGAAAACGTACGGCAGGCTGTGTGCGTTGGCAGAGCGCATGTAAATTCGCATCGGGTCCTTTTGCTGGTGTGCAAACAGACCTCCATCGACTATCCACTCCTCACCGAATGCAAACAAGGAAAGCGCCAAATCGTCATCATGGCGATGCGAAGAGCTGATAAAACCAGATTTGAAAGCCCCGTGCAGGGCTTGGGCATCCCTGCCGCTTCGAAAGAAGGCCCAGCCGCTGGCGGGGAGCACCAGGTCGTTTGACGGTGGCTGCTTAGGCCGATGGACAGTGAAATCGATGGTGTCGCCAATGTGAGGCAACTTGCCATCCGGACGCGTCATGTGCGCGAGGACGACCTCCGCCCGCGCTACAAGCCCCGTCTTCTCGATTTCTTTGCCGGTATAGGCCAGAGCCATTTCGTTCGCGCTTTTTAGCTGGTCGATGCCGAAATTGTGATATCCGGTACTGTTTTCGACGTGGCCGCCGTCTGGCGCGAACGCCACTGAAATCTCAAAACCGATCCTGTCTCGCGCGAGCTGTTCGGCTTCACTGTCAGACATTTCTTGGGAATATTCGAAAAGCACTATGCTCTGATCGAAGCCGTGGTTATTTCCGCGTTCGTAGAAGTCATCCTGCTTCAGCAGGGATGCATGATGCGTGCAAATTTCGTCTAGCGACGGATCGGCTTGTTCTCCGAGGTGGCTGCGGAGCAACAGAAGATTGCTCAGACGCAAGGCAGTTGCGTGATCGTGCCAGGCCATATTAGTGCGCCCGATTGGCGTGTCCCGGAACTTCGCCCACCATTGTTTAGCCATGGCAAGCGCCAGCCCGCCGCCTTCCAGTGAACCGTCGTAGCGATCGCAGGCGATCAAATCAGGCAGGAACGCGAATTGCTGGATCTGCCATCCGAGGGTGCGTGGCTTCTCATCGAGATGATCCCAATGTCCATCCGAAAGCGATACGGAACCGAAATGTGGGGCTTCCCATGTCAGGGAGGCGATTATCGTCCGCCCCGACAAAGCTTGAGCTTCAGTCAGCCTCTCAAACTTCTTTTCGTGCCAAGAAGACAAGTTTGCTGCCTTGGGCTCCGTTTGGTTGCTCAAAATCACAAAAATCGCCTCTACCTTGAGAACGGATCGTGGGCATGCGCGACGGCGTCGCGGTAGCGCGAGATAGCCAGAGCAGCCTTTAAACGCAAGCATTAACAATGTTCTCTTGACGGTGCGGTTTCGTCCCGTAACGTGAGACTGCAATTAGTCAAGGAATACCCCATGGATAAGATCGATGATGATAGGGGCCTAACGCTATCACATCTTTGCAGCACGTTTCGGCGCCAGGTCGCGTTCGCGCAGATCAGCTTTTCGGAATATGTCCTATCTCGAAATCAGTTGTTTCAGGCGGTCGCAGATCGGCAACGCGAGTATCCTTGGGACCTGGATCATCGCGTTCAACTCTTTCGTTTTGCGCTGTTAGCAGCTCTCAACCGTTGTCGTCGATTGCTGCAGTTACTGGGAAAAGAGGGTCTCTCACCTCCGACACCAGACGACATTCAGAAGTTGCTCGCGGATGTTTACGACCTGCGCAACGCGGATGAGCACATCGAGGATGTTATAGAGAACGCACCGAAGACAAAGCTCGAAATCAAAAGAATCGCAAAAAATACTTCCACCGCAGAGTTTGAGGCGGAGAACGGTAGTGAGACGATCATCGTTGAAACCGACATGACCTCCGACTATGGCGAGATGTTAGGCGGCAGCATTTCCCTTACTGAGATCAACTCGTTGCTCAAGGAATTGGACTCCGTGGCGACAAATGCCGAATACACTCTGATTAAGATCCGCATGATGTAAGCGCAGCCCGCACGCACGGCAGCGTCTGTAAAAATCGAACACTCGGACGCCCGGCCCTTTCTTTCGTTGAGAGAGAAGGGGCCTTTTGCACAGCCCGCCACCGGCGGTTTTTTTATTGTCCATAGGGCAAGACACTTCATCCCAAGGCTAGCGCCACCTGTCGCTCGTCTCTCCATCCAGCATCGCGACCGCATCGGCTTCGATACCGCGGCAGATCTCTTCATATTCGGCCAACAGTTCCTCACGGCATGGGACCTCTTTGCGGAGCTCGTCGACCATCAATGCAGTGACCTCATATACCCTGCAAAGGCTTTGAAAAGCAGGCCTGTGGGTGCTCGGGATTTTGTCGCGATGACGGGGCAGGGCAAGCATAAGACGTGCTCTGCCAGCTTTGATCAAGGCGACCCCTGAGTTTATCTGGTCGCGCAGCATATCGGACTCGTCCGGATGCTCGCCTGCTTCATTGCCATCCATGAGTGGTCCTAATCCCGAGCGCCGTATCGGCCTTCGATACCGCTCATCTAACCCTTTCACAATCGGAAATCAGGGCGGCTATTCGTTTGCCTGTGTCAGACGAACTCCGGGCGAGGCCCGGTCGCAGGAGGCAGGCGCCAGGCCTCTAACCGCCCCGTCGCTGCGAGACGGCAGGACGGCTGCGCGGCGTTACCACAATGCGCCGGCAGTCTCCATTCGCCCATTCGGGCTAAGTCAACTCTCAAACATTCCGATCAGGAGAAACCGATGAGCGCCATCACCGCTCAGCGTTGTTCGCCTGGCGGTCGGCGGTGTGGATCTATTCCACGGCCGAGCTGGTGAAGGTGCTGGCCGGCGAGCGGCCGCAGCCCAGTGTCGAAGCGTTCATGGCCGAGCGGCCGGTGTTTCAGTGGCCGCAGTTCTAGGGGTTGGGTCTCTCGCCCATTCGGCGACAGCAATCGCTGAACTGAGCAATACGGCTGGCAGCGCCAGCGCGGCGAGGAACCTGATCACGCTCTTCCGATGAGATCGCTTGCCGTCCCAATCGTAGGACATTGTGCTTGCCTCTTCGTGATCCGAACGACGGCTCCGGCTCAACCATATGGGCACGATATCGGGGGCTGGTCGAGTCACTTGTTGCGACAGTTGTGATCGGAATGCCTCAACCTAAACAAGGCCCGAAAACTGCCGCTGTGTCCGTATGTAAGTGATGGCGGCAGCTTCTAGGCTTCTGCACTCAGCTTCGCATCCAATCAGGGCCTCATCGTCTTTGTCGGCGGCGCATCGAAGGCCGTCTCGGCGTAGACACGCATGTTCGTAAGCCACGCAAAGCTTCAGAAATACGGAGCTGTTCATCATCCACGCGCTAGCACGCAGATCTGGGGCCGCCAAAAACAACCGGGCCATTCCTGCCTTTTGCGCATTCATGGCGGTGTTCGCTTTCGTTTTAGAGCCAATTCGTCTCAACGGGTGCGTCGAGGGAAAAGTTCCACCAAGTTGACCGGTACTGGGATTGAGCAACTAAAGGAATCAAACGGTTAAAAGGGGTCCGGCTCGGCCGATATCGGCGTTGGCTCGATCGGTCTTGCCGCTAGAGCTTTGAGGTCCTCGGCGAGGCCGGCAAGCTGTGCCGCAACGTCCAAAAGATTCGAAGCAGCGCCCGGTACGGAGTGGTCATAAGCCGGCTCGATCGGGCCGGCGCTTTTCGCTTCTCTATCGTCCATGTTCAAGTCCCCTTTCCATTGATGTGGATCAATGGCGAGGCCCGTCAAGGGCTGCGGCCGGTGACGAGCCTCCCGGCCGCCTGCGAGGGGCTAGAGCGACCAATGTCACTTTAAGCCGGGCCATCGCCGGCCGCCATTAACCAGTGTGGCTTAGCCCGCCGAGCATTCCCCAACGAAATTAGGAGAAACGAATGAGCGCCATCACCGCTCAGCACGTTCGCGCTGCCGCAAAGGGCAAGGTGAACGAGAGCAACCTCGCGTCCGTACTTGTGGCGCTGGACAGGTACGGGGAGCGTTTCGGCATGGATCGGCCGCACCGGCTCGCGCAGTATTTCGCCCAGCTCATGCATGAAAGCGGAGACTTTCGCTACGATCGAGAGATCTGGGGGCCGACGCCGGCGCAGCAGCGCTACGACGCTCGCACCGATCTCGGCAACACGCCTGAGAAAGACGGCGACGGCTATCGCTACCGCGGCCGCACCGGCATGCAACTGACCGGCAAGGACAACTATCGCCAGTTCCGCAACTGGTGCCGCGCGGCCGGCCTCGACTGCCCGGACTTCGTCAAGGATCCGGACGCGGTCAACATCGATCCGTGGGAAGGCTTGGTGCCTCTATTCTACTGGGACACCCGCGACCTTAACCGCTGGGCCGACGAAGGCGACTGTGAGACCGTTACGAGAAAGATAAACGGCGGCAAGAACGGCCTCTCTGATCGGTTTGACCGGCTCGCCAGGATATCTCTCGTCCTTCTCGGCTACCGCGCCGACAACGTCCTTCAGTTCCAGGCTGACCAGCGCCTACAGGTCGACGGCGATGTCGGACCGAAAACGCGCTCTGCGATGCATACGGCGCTCGTGGCGCTTACCCCGGGCGAGGCGGCCCGGCCCGAAGTCAAGGCAGCCCCGGTGACCGAGGAGAAGCCGGTACCGGTTCCTGTGACGCCGCCGAGCCTCGATGCGCCGTGGTGGAAGTCGAAAGAGGTGATCACGCCGTCTGTCATCGGCGGCGGCGCTTCGCTGCTCACTGCGATCGGCGGCATACCGTGGCAAAACCTCCTCCTGATCCTCGTCGCATTCGGAGGCATTGCCGGCTTTCTCTACTGGCGCAAGAACGCCGATCGGAAGGCGGTAGCCAAGCAGGTAGAGAGGATGGCGTGATGTTCACCACTCCTCGCCTCATCGCGGCCGCCGCCGCTCTCGCCATCGTTGCCGCCGTCGTTGCTTGGATCTACCGGCAGGGCGGCGACGACGTCAGAACCTCTATTGAAAGGCAGAACAATGAAGCTGGCCGCACTGCGGACGATGTCCGCTCTCGCTTTGACCTTTGTCCTCCAGGGATGTGGGACTTCGGCGCCGGCAAGTGCCGACGGTCTTCGCCGGGTGGTGGGCACTGATCTGATCGGCGCTCGCGGCGCGACACCGGCAGATCAGCGAAAGATAGACAGGACCGTCGTCGGCATCTGTGCCGCGGCGGTTTGGACGAAAGCGGAATGCGTCCGCCACGGCGAAGCGCAGCAGTAACTCGCATCACACTACGAGGGCAGGGGATTGTCTGAAACACAGGAAACCGAAAAGATGGTCGCAACTCCGAAATGGAGGTTTGAATATAACCTCAATACCCTGGTGATCCTGTTCGGCTTTGCCGGCGGCCTCGTAGCGTGGGGCGCGACCTGGGAGAGGGTGAACGCCAATCAGGACTCGCAGGCGAATTCCATCGATCG